GTCCTCCCTTCCGCCGCGCCAACTTGGGCCATCCGTTGCTGGGCCGATGATATCAATGTCTATGCAGAAATCCCCTCCGTCAACGGCCCTTGCGTAGTCGCCTATCGTCGGTCCGAGGCCGGGCTATCGCAATGCCTTCAAACCCTCGGCGCGTTCCATTCAGCCGAAGGCGGTGGCGAGCCCTACCTGCGACCAGCGCATATTGCGAAGAAGTTGATCGCGGATGGGATCACGCAACCGGATTTGGACGCGGCCAGAGCGGCGCTGATTGAGATGGGGATACTCAAATGAAACGTCGTCATATTGGATCAATAGTTTGTGGCTTGTTTATTGCTGCTGGTCTACAAATTGCAAATCCAGATATGAGCACGGGCCGATTCTTAATAGCTGCTGCGGTTATAGTTATTGGAACTATGATAGAGGATATGATTAAATCATGACCGACCTCTACCTCATCGCGCATAAGGTCTCTGGCGAACCTGCGTTCGATATCGCCACGCGGATGGTATGTCCAATGTGTGATCACGGCACCATGTCCGTGGAAACCGATTGTGGATGGGAAGAATGGCCTTGCGGTGAATGCGATAACACCGGCTTCTGGTGGATCATCCCCACCAGCGGGCATAGGGCTTATCCGTGGTGGAGCCAGCCAATCCTTGCCTGTGGGATAGAATACCTATCACATTCTAATAGTTGGGCTTATGGAGCAGAGCAGGTCACTAACACCTACCAAGGTGAAATCCCTTCAATGCCCCCAACCCTCCCCGACCACTACCACCATTCTGCTTCGCCAAGCGAAGTCCGCGATCGGCTAGCTTCGCTGATCGCCTCGCTACCACCTGCGCCGAAGGTGCCTTTCAAACGGAGGTTTTGATGTTCGACAAGAAACGCCGCATAGCTCAGCTTGAAGAGGCCCTTGCGGATAAAGATCGCTTGTTCAACATTCAACAAACTGGCTGGAGGGAGTCTAACGAAAGGATTGCGGCGCTTCAGAACCAAATCGAATACCTCGTCCGAACCATTCGCGAGATGGACGATCAGATTTTTAAGATGTCTCAGTGCAGCGATTGGAATACTATGCGATCGTACTTTAATAGGCTTAACGATGAAATGACCGCTCGCAAGGTCGCTGAGAGCCATAGGATTAGTGACCTGCTACGCCCTGAGTTGATCAAGACCTACAAGCCAACTGAACCTAAGCGAATTGCTAGTGATAGCTGGGATAATGGAGCGGATTGATGGTTACTAAATTCGAAACCGAAGGCGGGGTCGTCACACGTGGAATGACCTATGCCAAAATGCTCGACCACCTGCGCGAGGCGAGGGATTGCGCCTATGTCCTTGGGCATCTTCACCAGACCGAAGACAACGACATGGACAAGCTGCTTGCAAAAGGCTGGCGCGGGGTGGGAGAGATGCTTCAGCTGGTGGAGCATAAGATCACCCAGATGGCCATGAGGAAGATGCAGTAAATCAGGTCAAATCTAGGATTAGGCTTGACTTAGGCGCCAAAATGGTGTATAATAGAGATATAATCAGGAGCCGTGCCATGAAAGACGTAGACCTTAAGCTCTCAAAGCCTTACACAAGGGATAATGCGCCAGCCGATTGCACTCATGAGCTAACCTTCTCGTGTAAGTTCGACGATGCGGATAAGGCTCTGGCGTTTCATCAGATGCTAATTCAGTTGATTCGTGAGAATCATAATGCTTGATCAACATCAACTCCACCACCACACCGACGAACAGCTGGATATCCTCGCCGCTGCGTCAACGACGAAATCAAATCTGATGATCTCAGCCCTCGCGGGGACTGGGAAGACCTCAACGCTCGAAGCCATCGAACGCGCGATCCCTCGCGGCCCGGTGCTCTACCTCGTCTTCAACCGGAAAAACGCCGATGAAGCAGAAACCCGAATGCTCTCCACAACCACCGTTAGAACTTTTAATTCAATCGGCCATCGAATATGGGCGCAATCCCAATCGCGTCAACTTAAAGTGGATGCAAAGAAATCGGGTGGCATACTTAAATCAATTATTGATGCTAGCCCTAGAGAGCATCGAGATGCCATTTGGTCGGTCTTTAGCGAAGTCACCCAAGGCGTCGGGCTCGCGAAAGCGCTCGGGTACGTCCCGGAAGGGAGCTACCCGCAAGCGAAGCGGCTAGTGACGCAGAATCAGTTTTATTCCATGCTTGACGAGGTGCCAGATGACCTTACCGCCGATCTCATCGATACCGTCCTTACTCGCAGTATCAAGCAATCCTATGACGGCACCATTGACTATAACGATCAAGTATACATGCCCGCATTGTTCGGAGGAACATTCCCAAGATTTCCAGTGGTACTCGTGGATGAATACCAAGACTTGTCCCCAGTTAATCATGCGTTGTTGGAAAGATTGGTCAAAGGTCGTCTTGTTGGAGTTGGGGACCCCTACCAGAATATTTACGGTTTCAGAGGTGCAAAAGCAGGAGGAATGGCCCAAGCCGGGAAACATTATTCCTGTGTAGACCTCCCCCTCTCCACCAGCTTCCGCTGCCCTTCCGAGATCGTCCGCAATGTTCACTGGCGCGTCCCGCATTTCCGTTGGCTCACCACAGGAGGCTCCGTTGAAAAGCCGAAACAGATACACCTTAACGATATCCCTGACGAATGCACAGTCATCTGCCGAAATAATGCACCACTCTTTAGATTTGCAATGCAGTGCTTGGCACGCGGGCGTTCTATCTCGTTGGCTGGAAGCGACATCGGGCCTCGCCTTGTCGGGATTATGCGAAAGCTCGGCCCCGAAAGCCTTACGAAAGCAGGCACGCTCAGCGCTATTGAAGAATGGCTCGAAGGAAAGCTCGCCAAGGAGTCGAAGACCGCGGAAGATACTAGTCAGTGTATGAAGGTCTTTGCGGAGCATGGAGCGACGCTAGGGCAGGCGATAGCTTATGCGGAGCATCTGTTTAAGCAATCGGGGAAGATTTATCTCACGACTGGACATAAGGCTAAGGGTCTGGAGTGGTCTACAGTCTACTTTCTCGATCCGCATTTGGTCCGCCGTAGTCCTTCGGAGCAGGATAAGAATCTGGACTACGTTATCTCCACCCGCTCGCGGGATCGGCTGATCGAAATCGATTCGGAGAATATCGAATGGTAGAGCATCGATGTCGATATTGCGGGAATCCGATTAAAATCCCGCAATATTTCAGCCCAGCACAGCAGCGGGTGTTTGAGTTCATCTGGAGAAACCCCGGATGTACTATAAAGGAAATGATGATCGGGATTTATGGCAAGAAACTGATCACCAACGTCCTCGGTATCCACATGATGCATATTCGCCAAGGGCTAGCCGGAACAGGTTACCGCATGACCTACGTCCTCGCAACCCACTACGCCCGATTACCACATGCCACCAACGCGCCGCGGAAATACTTCATCGAACCCTCGATCGAAAAGCTAGCCGAAGCAAGACCAACCGAAGGAATAGCAGATGTCGTTACCTGATTCTGTCCTTGCTTACTCTGATTGCAGGGATTTTCTAGACCGTGCTTTGGAAGCTGAACGAGGCGCGAGGATGATTTTTCGTACTTCGAAGGACGCGGAATATTGGCGTATGCGGTGTAATCAGTTTCGGAAGCTGGATCGAAGACAGAACAAGATGGTCTTCGATATCGGCCATCAGATGCATGGGAATAGCCAATATGATACGCTGACGATGACGATTAAGTCTTCGCCAGATGGTTATCATTGGGTCTACGCGGAGAAGAAAATCCTCGAACCCGGTCGCGTGGAAGATATTCCCGAGGACGAGACTTCGCTGCTTGCTGAGTTTGAGGAAGTCCGGCTACTGGAGCATCGCGATGGCGACAAAGCCAAAATATAACATCTATCTCGATATATGGCGATTGAAGTGCGTTGAACCAATCAAACGTAAGCATGGGAGCCTGAGACCTGAATGGCAGAGTCATAGGTTTCCGATTAAGAACGGTATCACATGGCGAGAGGCTATGATCCGTGACTTGGCACAACCTAGTCCCTTCATAGGTATGATAAGGATCGTCGATGGCCACTAAATTGCCGCCTGAGACCTATCTCCAAGTCTGGGAACGAGCATCGGCCGAGGAGATCGGTATCTGTCTCAACGTCGATCCGAAGGACCAGCTGAAGCTCGTCAACGCGCTGTACGAATGCCGTTCGACCTTCGGTGGGTTCGAGGATATGATGATCTTTCAACCAAAGCCTGATGGGACGGTTTTTATAGCGCATAAGGGAGTGGAGTTGCCGGAATGAACGAGCAGCATGATTATCACGTTAAAGAATGGCGAATGGCTAAGGCACAATCGTATCTAGTCTGGGAGCTATATAACGAATTGTATCGAATGTGCAACGTGCTGGTGACCTGATGCCCAACCCCGGTAGCGATCGCCCGCTTCGCAAGGTCACGCTAAACCTCTACGATGAAGACGTTCTCGCGGCAGAGAGCTACTACGGCCGCGGATGGACCGAAGAGCTTCGTAAGCTCTGGCATGAGCATATGCGAAATGCGACGGGGTTTCATCGGCTGAGGAAAACATTGGGAGACCTTCCATGAGAAGTAAAGAATGCCCTAAGTGTGGACAGGATATTAGCGAGAGTTATGAAGGCTACGATCCTTCAGTTGGTATAATGTCTGGTGGATGGTACTGTGAAGCTTGTGATATTGCTGTTATTGACGATGGAGACGATTATGACATCGACGGGCTCTGAAGACGACCACAACGATATCGACGCGCTGATGGCGATCGACCCACTCGAACTCTCGAAGCAGGACCTAGATCGAATCATCGCCTACCAGCGCAAGCAGCGTGCGGCTCGCGAGGGCGGGGTCAGGACCAAAAAGCCCCGAGGCGAAGCCCCACCTGCGATTCAGCTAAGCGAACTCCTCGCGACCTTGCCGAAGCCAGCTGGGCCAGGGATGAAGAGGAGGTTTTGATGCTGCTTTATATCATGATAGGTCTCATGTGCAATTCATCAGAGTGTTACTGGGTTCAGATCGAGAACAAGGAGCCAACTGTCTTTAACGACTATAAGTTATGTAAAGGCACCGCTGATCTTCACCGGGCAACATCAATAATGTACTTCGATACCAATTGCATGGTCAAGCCATGACCGAAATGCCAGCCAGCCCGTTCCTTCCAGGGACGAAGATTCAATATGCTTGGGATTCCACCTCCCTTGGCTATCTCAAAACCTGCCCCAGACTCTACCAATATCACATGATCGAAGGCTGGGTGCCGAAGGATGAGTCGATCCATCTTCGCTTTGGGTCGGAATTTCATTCAGTGATCCAAGATTACGAAAACTCCCGCGCTAAGGGTCAACCGTTCGAAGACGCGGTGAGCTATGCGATTTGGCAATTGTTGATCCGGATCAAGGATTGGGACCCTGATCCGACACTGAAGGCCTATTCACACAAGAACAAGGACCAGCTGATTCATCTCGCGGTGGCCTATCTCGACACCTTCCGTGATGATCCTTGCAAGACTTTTATTCTTGAGAATGGGTTACCAGCGGTAGAGTTGAGTTTTAGGTTCCAGTTGGATTTTGGGCCAAGCGATCCCCAAGGAGAATGGCGTTCACAAGAAAATGGTCAAGGCACTCCCTACCTCCTCTGCGGCCATCTCGATCGCGTAGTCACCTTCGCAGATTCGATCTTCGTTCTAGATCATAAGACCACCACCACGACCCCGACTGATTACTTCTTCAACCAGTTCTCGCCTAATAACCAAATGACCCTCTATACCTTTGCGGGTAAGGTCATCCTTGATACCGTGATTTCAGGGGTCATTGTCGAAGGGCTACAAGTCTGTAACGAAGCGCCGATGAATTTCCAACGGCGGCCGACCTACCGCAGCGATGAAGTCATCGACGAATGGCTAGATGATCTTGAGTATCATCTCGCTAACGCTGAAAGCTTCGCCGCCGCCAACTACTGGCCAATGAATGATACAGCCTGCGGGAACTATGGCGGGTGTCGGTTTCGGGAAGTCTGTTCCCGGCCTGCTGCGGTGCGGGATCGATTTTTGAAATCGGATTTCATTCAGTTAGAGGAGCAAGACCGGTGGAACCCGTTAAAAAATCGATGAGGGCTATCCTCCCCCTCCTAAAAGGCCGCGTCGTCGATAAAGGCGAATACGGCTTCAAGCTCGCCATCGGCGGATCGACGACTATCACCGTCGGGCTGCATCATATTCATCTTTACGATATCAAAGATGGAGATTTGCTTCAGCTTTACACTGAGGTTTTGTTAGCCCCACCACAAGGATAGAGCCATGCCCTCGATCGCGGATCATCAATCCAATCTCTACACCAAACTCCTCCTCCTTGGCGATGCCAAATCCGGCAAAACCACCTCGCTCGAATCCCTCGTCAACGCCGGGTACCACCTGCGAATCCTCGATATGGATAACCTTCTCGACGGGCTTAAGGACAAAGTCATGCGAGACTGTCCTGAGATGGCGAAGAATGTGGAGTTTCGGACGCTAAGGGATAAGTACAAGACTGGGCCGATGGGGCCCATGCTTGATGGCCCTGCAACTGCCTTTATCTCTGCGATGAAGATGCTGGATCGGTGGAAGTATGATGATGTTGATCTAGGCGCGCCAAAGGATTGGGGCTCGGATACGATCCTTGTCATCGATGGTCTATCGCGTCTTTGCGATGCAGCCTACGACTATCACCTCTCCATCAATCCTAAAGCCGATGGCCGAGCGATCTACGGTGCAGCCCAAGACGCAGCGGAGATGGTACTCGCGAACCTGACTTCGGTCGCGTTCCAAACCAACGTCATCATGGTCTGCCATAGCGTGTATATGGACCTGCCTGATGGTACGAAGAAAATCTTTCCGCAGGGCGTAGGGCAGAAGCTCTCGCCAAAGATACCGTCCTATTTCCCAGTCTACGTCCGTTATAAGAACCTCGCGGGCAAGCGCGTGATCCAAATCGAATCCGACGTGATGATCGATCTCGCGATGCCGAAGCTCGGCGCGTTCGCCGGCAAAACCCTTCCGATCGAAACCGGTCTGGCGACGATTTTCGAAACCCTACGCGGGAAGGCGGTTAAGATCGACCCGCCGATTAAGCCAAAGTCGGTCACTTTGAGGAGGGTCTAGTGGACCAAATGCTACAGTTCTTTGAATATGCTCACCTACCGCAACATCTACAGGCCGTGAGCAAACCATTTTGCGATCTAGCCCATCAGATCGCAGCGACATACCCAGCTAATCCCGAACGTACAGCTGGGTTGCGTAAGCTACTCGAAGCCAAAGATTGCATCGTGCGTTCTGCAATTTATAAAGACTAGTCATGACCGATGCCACGCTACGAATCAAGAACCTTTCCATTTCCCTTGAAGCGATATCTCGAATCAATCACCAAGGCTCCTTCAGCCTTTACGTTGAGATCGAAACGCTTCTTGCGCACGAAACCGAAGAACTACGAAAGGAACAAAACCCGATCCGAACAGCCCGATCAGCTGGCCTTACCTCTGACGATTCCATCCCATTTTAAAGGAAACCCTATGCCAAACTTTGCATCCATCCTTGACGTGCCTGCCTCCGATGTGAAACCCCCTCCGTTGCTACCCGTTGGAACGTACCACACCGTGATCGCTGGCCTACCCGAAACCGGTCAGTCTTCGCAGAAGCAGACTGATTTCTTCAAGTTCAAACACCGTATCGTTGCGGCCTTGGAGGACGTAGATCAGGACGAACTCAACGAAGCGTTTCCCGAAGGCATCGCCGGAAAGGAGATCGACAACACTCTATATCTCACAGAGAAATCGTTGTTCATGCTTACCGACATGCTGAAGAACTGCGGTATCGACTTTAGCGATGGTAAGACTGTGCGAGCCGCGGTGGACGAGACGCCAAATGCCGAAGTTGGCATCTTCATCAAACACGAGCCAAGCCAAGATGGTCAGCGAATATTCGCCCGGGTCGCGAGAACCGTAGCCCTAGGCGAGTAACCTTCTCCCCAACTAGGCCGGGGCGCGAATGCTCCGGCCGCTTTTTGGAGCCCACATGTTAGACAATAGCAAAACCGAGCCATTTGATGTTACACAGATCGACAAAGACATCGCGGAAGTCGTCCAAGGCTCACATGACTCTATTAGAGCGCGGACTCGCCCAGCGAGCTTACTTCGAAGGCCTGTCGGTGTATCAGATAGCGGAAGCGCTGCATCGGGACCCGAGAACAATTCGGTCGATCATCCGCTCCACTACGTCTCGCATCCGAGCGGGGTCGAGTGTATCATCATCGCCGAATGGATGAATTTCAACCTCGGCAACGCGCTTAAGTACATCTGGCGGTCGAATGATAAAGGCACGACTATCGAAGACCTGGAAAAGGCTAAGTGGTATATCGGGCGGGAGATCAGTCGGCTGAAGCGGATTGCGGAAGGATGAGTATGGACCTTTACGAACTTCATCAGAAGATGACCGCTCACCTATTTCCAACTTATTCAAATGAAGATGAAAGGTTCCTTGCCCTAGCTCTCTGTGGTGAGGCTGGTGAGTTAGCAAATATCATCAAGAAACGATGGCGCGATGGTGCCGATCTACGCGAAGAAGCCTGTGATGAAATCGCAGATATTCGTGTTTATCTTGAACTAATAGCTAAGTGCTTTGGTATCGAAGGAGCAAAGCTCGATGCTAGAGTAGAACAGAAGCTTCTTAAAGTTGTTGAAAAGCACAAGGCTCGACTAGGATGAGTATGGCTTCTTCAAAAACTATAACATTTTGGCGTGACTTAAACGTTTACCAAAGAATAGAAACGCTTGAGTCTCTATCCAAGGATTATATGCAAAAAGAGATTGCCGAGATGCTCGATTGTGGTGTCTCAACAATACAGAGCTTCTGTCGCAAATATAACATGGTAGGTATATGGTCGCGTGGTGCAAGAGATGGTAATAAGAATGCACTACGTCATGGTTTGGGTAGGAATACAATAAAAAGACTAACAAAAAGAGTATTACTAGCTTGTGGCAGAGACTTGTATAAATGTGAACGATGTAGCTTTGAGAATCGATCAGAAGAATTTCCAAGACATCATAAAGATAGAGATCGAACTAATAATGATGCAAGTAATCTTGAGGTACTTTGTAAAACCTGTCACGGGATAGAACACATAAGCGAAAGAGAACGAAATTTATTGGGTCAAGTTACATGAAACCCGTAATGCTTATAGGAGAAGCACAAGGGGAGAATGAAACTAAGATAAAAAAGTCTTTCGTGGGTCCCAGCGGCGCCGAGCTTCTTCGAATGCTAAACGACGCGGGGGTGATTGAGTTCACCTCTGCAGATCGTGAGTTCATGGGAAAGTTCTACCGGACCGGCGATCCTTGGTGCCTCGACGCGATCTGGGAACTGCATCCCGAGGTCTTTCGGACTAACGTCTTTCAGCAGCATCCGCCAGGGAATAAGCTAGAGTTCTTCTGCGGACCGAAGGCTGGGGGGATACCGATGTTCCCAGCCCTTATCAAATCCGGCTATGTCAGAAAGGAGTTCGCTCATGAACTTGAACGATTGGGCGATGAGATTCTCGCTCACGACCCTAATCTTATTGTTTGTCTTGGGAATAGTGCTCTTTGGGGGCTTGCTGGGCGTACCGGTATCACGAAACTACGTGGTACTACCGCTGTTAGCACTCATACTGTTAGCGGTTATAAGCTTTTGTGCACTTACCATCCTGCTGCTGTTACGCGGCAATGGGAACTCCGACCAACCACCGTCGCAGACCTGACCAAGATCAACCGAGAGAAGGAGTTCCCTGATGTCCGCAGGCCAGCGTGCGAAATCTGGATCGAGCCAGACCTTGACGATATCCGAAGGTTCATTGGGTCTTATATCGCAGGGTGTCGAATCCTTTCTGTTGATATTGAGACGAGCGGATCACAGATTACTTGCATTGGATTTGCACCACGACAAGACCTTGCGATTGTTATTCCGATACATGACGAAAGAACAAAGACGCGAAGCTATTGGCCTACTGCGGAGGCTGAACGACAGTGTTGGGGACTTATACGTTCGGTGCTTGAGGACTCCGCAATTGCGAAAGTCTTCCAAAACGGCCTCTACGACATCGCCTTCCTCTGGCGTGCTTACGGCATCCGTACATTTTCAGCCGTCGAAGACACTATGCTCCTCCATCACGCGCTCCAGCCGGAAGCGTTGAAGGGGCTGGCTTATCTTGGGTCGATTTATACCGACCACGGGCCTTGGAAAAGCGAGAGGAAGATGGAGACGATAGGGAGGGATAAGTGAAATGGAACTCGATCCTAAATTAGAATTGATCGTTACGATTATTAAGAACTCTGAGTTAGACTGTTGTATGTGGGATGACTCTGTCCAACGAGAGTTAGCTGTGGAGATATTAGAAGCCTTAGAGAAGCGCTTTGATATTAATCTTAAGGATGAATGATGAGGATCATCCGAACCGATGAGGCAAAGCCAGATGACATCACAAACCAATGGGAACGGGATCAGGTATACAACGGTCTGGATTGCTGCGTCACAGCTGAGGTACTTGCTGCAACAATACCGCAGTTGGACAATTGCACTTCCACTACCTATGAATTTTCAAAATCTCTACAAGGACCAACCTTGGAAATGCGACTGCGGGGAGTATTGGTGGATCAGGTCAGTAAGGCTGAAGTCATCGACGCCTACCACGACAAAATCGACCAACTCGAACAGCAGCTAGAGCAGATCGTATTCGATGGGGTCGGGATGCCGACCTTCAGCTGGCGATCCAACCCTGATCTCCACAAGCTATTTTACCAACACCTGCAAATCCCCCCGATCAAACGCCAAGGCCGCCCTACCGTCGATCGTTCTGCTCTCGAAAAGATGGAAACCTACCTCGTCGCCAAGCCCATCGTGGCCCATCTCATGGCCATGCGGGATATCGCAAAGAAGATCAGTGTTCTTAAGACAGGGATTGATCCAGATGGCCGAATGCGCACTTCTTATAATATCGCTGGTACTAACACTGGCCGCTTCAGCTCTAGCTTTAGCGAGTTCGGTACGGGAGGTAACCTCCAGAACGTTGAAGAGCTCTTACGATCAATCTTCATCGCTGATGAAGGTTATAAGTTCGCCAAGTTCGATGCGAAGTCGGGGGAGAGCTACTGCGTTGGGGCGATCGAGTGGAACCTTTTCAAAGACGGGAGATACTTAGATGCGGTCGAATCTGGAGACGTTCATACAGCAGTGGCTCGCATCTGCTGGCCTAACCTTGCATGGACAGGGAATCTCAATAAGGATAAGTCCATCGCTGAAAGACCATACTACAGGCACTATACATATCGATTTATGTGCAAAAAGCTCGGACACGGAAGCAACTATGGAGGACAACCAAAGACCCTCGCCGGACAAGCCAAGCTCCCAGAGACCGTTGTCAGAGACTTTCAGCCCAAATACTTCACTGCATTCCCAGCGCACCTTAGATGGCATACTTGGGTTGACAGCGAGCTACGATCAGTCGGGAACCTTACCACGCTTACTGGCCGAAAACGGTGGTTCTTTGGACGTAGGAACGATCCAGCTACCTTCAGGGAAGCTGTTGCATATGATCCTCAGGGAAGCCTAGCCGACATCGTAAACCGACTGATGCTCCGCGTCTGGCGCAAGCGAACTGCGATCGTCATGATGCAAGACCATGACGCGTTGACCTTTATGTACCCAGAGGAACTCGAAGATGAAATAATCCCAGCGCTACAAGAAGACTTGATCGAGGAAATCCCGCTACAGCATGGTCGAACGCTGCGGATTCCTTACGATTGCAAGGTGGGGTGGAACAAGGGCGATGTCAGTGAAGCTAATCCAGACGGACTTAAAGACTACACCGGCCAAGACCAACGGAAGCGCACTCCGCAAGTGTCCATCATGGATCGAATCCTTCGTAGAGGCAACGGTCGCGCTTGAGTCGCCGGAGTTGTTCCGGAAGTGGGCCGCGATATCGACGATCGCTGCGGCGGTGGAGCAACGGGTGCATGTGATCTCGGGGAATGAGAAACTGTATCCGAATGTTTATTGTTTTCTGGTCGGCCATCCTGGGGTGGGGAAGACGCGGAGCATCAGGGCCGCGAAGAAGTATTATTTGGAGACGCCTGATCCGCGGAACGCGCCAACGAGTATGACCGCGGCGTCGATGATTGATGCAGTGGCGAAGTCGAAACGAAATGTGGTGATTACAAATGGCAAAGACCTGGACCAACTCGAATACAACACTATCTATATCACTGCCGATGAACTATCAGCCTTCATGCACAAGTACGATGATGAGGCGATTGGGGTTATGTCTGATTTCTATGATCCTCAACCTTATGGCCAGACACGGCGGGGTCATGATCTCAATATCAAAATCAAATCCCCCCAACTCAATCTCATCTGTGGTACGACACCATCTAATCTGATGAAATACATGCCCGAGACGGCATGGGAACAAGGCTTCACCTCGCGAGTGATTATGATCTTCTCAGACGAACGGAGTATCGGTGATGATTTTGAAACGCGCGCAGCTGTTGGCCCTAATCCCGATCTTGTCCATGACCTCAATAGCATTGCTGGCCTTGTGGGCAGATTTGAAGTCACCCCTGACTACCGTAACGCCGTCAACAACTGGCGAGCCCTCGGAGAGCCGCCCCAAGTCTCACACCCAAAGCTCATTCATTATGCCACCAGACGTCGAGTGCACCTCTACAAACTTAGTATGGTTAGCGCCATCGACCGTAGTGATGTGCTACTCCTTACCAAAGACGACTTCAACCGATCGCTTGGTTGGCTTATCGAAGCAGAATCAACCATGCCAGATATATTCAAGGCTGGGGCCGGAAACGCCGACGCAAGAGCTATGGATGAAATTTATCATTACGTGCTCACCATTGGAGCCCAAGGGCCAGTCCGAGAGCAGAGAATAATCAACTTCGCCAAGGAGCATATACCGCTACACTCGATCGAGCGGGTGATTGG